AATGTACGAAAAAGAGACGAATAATCCTAGCGTTTTCTGGTATTTATTTTTCAACTCCAATAACCCATTGGAGTGTAGTAATTGCCGTTCTTATTTTTAGTATGGTAATATCATTCAGAATATCTTCTTTCATTTCTCGTGCCAGTTCAACCTCTAACTCTGCGATTTCTATTAGAATATCCGTTTCGTTTTTCATATAGTGTATTATTTCATAATAAATCCAATGTACAAAAAATGAAAATAAAAAACAAGCTTTTAATCAGTTATTTTGGAAAATTTAATAATTATTAGTATATTGTTATACTCTAACCATCTACATCTCCATGAATGCCAAAGTTTTATCTAGCCTAGAAAGAAGTTACATCCAATTGGATTGGAAAGAATATATTAGTAAGATAGAAATGAATACGGAGCAGATGGTTAAGATTATTGATTTAATCGAAGTTTTCAAAAAAATTAAAGGAACTAAAGAATTAGTTGTATTTAGGTTTGAAGGAGTACCTGCATACGTTACCGTTAAAAAGGAAGAATATAGTTCAATATTGGATTGGATACATCAGAGAATGCTAGATTTTGAAATTTTTGAGCAGTGTAAACGAATCGATGATTTGATTAAAACTTTATAAAGAATATATGGATTTACAGGAATATAAAAAATGCTTATCTGAAATAGAGATAGGCAAATTGGCAACTTTAAAAAATTTAATAAATCATCACACTAATATCATTATATTAGGTAATGGTGGTAGTAATGCAGTTGCGTTACATATAGCGGAGGATTACCATAAAATGTTGGGGGTTAAAGCAATTACGTTCGGAGATACTCCTAGAATGAGTTGTTATGCGAATGATTACGGATGGGATAATGCGTATCAAATGTTTTTAGAACACTTCGTAGAAGGGGATACATTGGTAATATTAATATCATCATCAGGTAATTCAAAAAATATACTGAATTGTGCGAAATATTGTATAGATAATTCCATTGATATGATTACAATGTCAGGTCATTCCGAAAAGAATAAATTGAAATCTAACTTTGGTAGTCATTCAAAATTACATTTTTGGGTAGATAGTAAAGATTACGGAATCGTTGAAGGTTTGCACGAACTAATTTTACATTCTGTAATTTAATAAGTTTCATTAATTAAACAAAAATTTATGGCATCAAATATATCATTAAAACATAGAGAATTGACAGAACAAATAGCAGACCAAAAACGACCAAAAGGTTCTATTAAATTTCAACTTCAGTTAAATGAAGAACAAAAACAAGCCAAAGAAAAGATTTTATCAAATGCAATTACCATATTGAGTGGTAAAGCAGGTAGTGGCAAAACACTCCTAGCGTGTCAGGTTGCATTGGATATGTTATTTAAGAAAGAAGTTAAACAAATCATCATCACAAGACCAACCGTAAGTAAAGAAGAAATTGGATTTCTACCAGGTGACCTTCGCGAAAAGATGGAACCTTGGATGCAACCAGTTTATGCAAACTTTTATCAACTTTACAACAAACAAAAAATAGATGAGATTTTAAAAGATGGGACAGTGGAAATTGTACCACTTGCATTTATGAGAGGTAGAACATTTTTAGATTCATTTATTATTGTAGATGAGGCACAAAATTGTACCAACGAACAAATGGAAATGATTACATCTCGTTTGGGATTGAGAAGTAAAATGGTAGTATGTGGTGATACACAACAAGTAGATTTAAAATCAAAAGGAGAAAGTGGATTTAAGTTTTTAGTATCTGCTGCAAAGAAGATTAAAGATATGGATTCACATACCCTACTTACCAACCATAGACATCCAGTAGTTGATTCCCTATTAGAGGCATACGATACTTTTTACTCAATGGCATCAAACTTATCAGGTTCTATCAAAAAGTAGTTAATATCAACATTTATTTAAATATCCTTATATTTATATAAAAGAACTTAAAAAAATCAAAATATGAGAGCAGTCATTATAGGTACTGATTTTATGAAAGATACTGATGGTACTTTCAAGGCATTAGAAACGAATACAAATATTCAATTAGATACCCAATGGTCTCTTAATTTTGATTCAGCATCATTTGAGAATTTTGTACTTTCAAATAATTTTACCGAAGTTGTATTGATTTCAAATCAAAATAATACATCGCTCGGTTCAGATTATACAATTAATGATGCGATTATTGAGCTTGAAACTATAACTAACAATTATGTAAATAACTCAATACCTTTTACACCATTTAATTTTAGTTTTAATCAATATTTACAATCATTTTTATCTGGAAGTGATGTACAACTAACAACCATATCCACAGATGCTACATCTACTACTATTCCGTTTGTTGAAGATGCGGATGATAAGTTAATCATACGATTATCATTTGATACTACTGCATTAATTGATGACAACTATGCAAGAGATAATTGGGGATTTTTGAAATTAATGTATGATGCTGATAATAATTCTATTCCAAAGTGTTATATTGATGATGCGGAATTTGGCATAGATAATATTGGTGAAACATTAAGAGATAATGGAAATCATCCTAATTATTGTATTAAAAAGAGAGTAACTCCTGCTGATAATGCAATATATCCAATATTACTTAAAATTTCTAATGTAGAAGAATTGAATGCTTTAAAATCTAATTTGGAAGTTGATGAATATATTCAAGAATATATTTTTAATACCGATGATTTATTTGAGGATAGATTAAACTCATATAGAAGTATAGATGTGTTATATGGTTCAAATTTAGATATAATACATTTACAAGTTGTAGAAAAAACAAAAAATTTACCAGTTCTAGCTTCTGCAGATTTTGATGATAATAACCAAGTTCAACCTTGGGATAGAATGAGATATCTTCAAAAATTTCATACAACTTCTAATCAAGTTGCAATAAAATTAAGTGCTACCGAAAACACTAAAGTAATACTGCCAGATGATACTATTGAATTAGCACCTAATTTACAAATAGGTGATGAAGTTAAATCTATTTTATTTCCAACATTACCAGATGAAAGTAGTATGAATAATTTAGATAGTTGGTCTTCTTCATTTGATTCAGTAATCACAGATTACCAAATATCATCATCATTTTTAGAAAACAAATCAACTACTAATTATTATGGAGTTTTAGTAACATTTGAAACTGATTTGAATTCTACTTTTAGTGATGTTAATCATGCTCAAATAATGATAAAAGATGGGGATAATGTAAAATTTGAAACATATTCGAACTTAACAAATGGTAATGAGATTATTATTTTTGATACAACTACGAACGAGTTAACTACTACTACTATAACCAATGTAAATTTTAGATTTGATAAATTTACTGCATATACCTTGGATTTTGAAGAATTTGATTTATTCCTTACGTTAGAAGAAACTGAAAATCAAAGTAGATATGGATTGGTTACTCATAATTTTGGATATGATTGCTACTTCTCTTCAGTTACATATTTTAGTGGTCCTGGATATTGTGTTAGTTCCTGGGCATGTTCCTCGGGTGCATACTTGAACCAATGTGGATGGAATCACGATATTTCCATCCGATGTTCAAGATTTCCACCCACTGGCTTTAATTACTCACCTGGAAGTGCAACACTGAATTTAAACACTCTTTGTAATGACCAAAAATCAGATATTCGATATAAAGAAAATCTAACTTTAATTGGTATATCTAATAGTGGATTAAATATCTACACCTTTAATTACAAAAACGAAGAGGGATTATATCAAGGAGTTATTGCTCAAGAATTGATTGGAACCAAATTTGAAGATGCGTTATCTAAAAATAGTGAAGGATTATACGAAGTAGATTATAGTAAAATAGATGTGGAATTTAAAAAAATAAATTAATATGGCAACCGAAATTAACAAAAATATAACATACCCAAATCATACCGATTTGTTTAAAAGACAGAGAATAAATACAAACTCTGTTGTAAAAACCGCTCTTTCAGATAAAATTAATCTATTTGTAAATGCTGTAAAAGAAAAACATTTGTAATAATTAATAATTAGTTATATGTTTGATAAAGTAAAAGAAATTGCAGAATCTTGGATTATAGCCAACAATCCCTCTGAATCTCAATTAAAATTAGCGGACGAACGATTAAAAATTTGTAAAGGGTGTGATAAGATGGTAAAGGGTACTCTAGTAAAGTTTAAATGTTCGGAGTGTGGTTGTCCTATTGATAAGAAAATATTCTCACCAACGTATGATGCATGTCCTTTACATAAATGGTTAGATGTAGAAAGTTCTGATGTGTTTGGTAACACACGAAAACAACAAAATAGTTTAATATAATATTATTGTCAAATTGGTTATAATTTTTTTTAATGAAATTTTATATTCATCATTTTTATTCAATTTCTCTTTTTTATAAGTTGTTTCATAAAACAACTAATAGAAGATATGAACTAACTAATAACATCGGTTCCATTTTTTGTTCTTACGAGGGGAATGATTTGGAATTGGTATTTGACCCTACACTAAACGATAATACCGATGGATATCATATATTGGATTTTTTAACTTGTTTAGAACAGATAAACCACGATGATAAGTTAAAAAGTATCGATTGTATAAATCGTAAAGAAGGTGATACATCACATCGTGGTAAATGGGGAGCTGAATTTGGTATAAATGATATTCCAATAATGAAATGGATAGCCAATACTTTGGAAAATAAAAGTAATTGGTTTATTTTTTTATTACGAACTGAAAAATCAATAATAAAATATGATGGTATTGATTATCCAAATGTGATGGATTTGGAGGTTCAAATAGATAGATTAAAAAATCATGTTATAATATCAGACAATGTGATTTTTAATGACTTTGTAAAAACCAAATACCCAAATCACTTTTTTTGTTTAACAAATACAATACATCAATGGAATGAACTTTTATCAATTCGTTGGTATTATGAATTTAAAAATATATTTAGTAAATTAAACCAGCCGTATGATTTATGTTTCTCTATGAGATATCATAAGAGAAATAGAACTAATATCATAAATGGATTGGCAAAACTAAATGATGATAGAATATATCTTTCGAGAGTAGATAATTGTATTAATAAAGAATTTGCTATGTATTCTAAACAATTAGAAAAAAATATCAACTATAATATTAATAAAGGAGATGATTTTGATGATATATCTTGGATTGAAAATATAGAACATTATTTAGATTATTTGATGAGAATCTTACCAATGTCCAAGATGCATATACTATCCGAAACTTGGGATTGGAAAGAAGGTGATTTTACATCAAACTATTTATCTGAAAAAACTTATGGATTCTTACTATCCAATATTCCTTTTATATCTACACATCAGTATCCATTGGAAGTGATAACCGAAATATTGAATACACCTCCACATCCATTTTATAATGAAATAAAAAACGTAAATGGTAATCCTGGCAAATTTGTTTTATTCGTGGAAGAATTTATGAAAAATTATGAAACTAATAGACAACTATGTATTAACTGGGGTAATGGTACACACAATAAATTAATAAGTTTTATGGATAATGAAAATTCATTTTTAAAAAATATAATTAATAATAATTTTATTATAGAAAAAAATACTATATACAAAAACATTATATAATATGGAAAAAATATGGTTTGATGATACAACATTTATATGGAAAACAAAACTTAATTTATTTGATAATAAAAATGAAATAATTAAACAAGCAAAACGAGTTGAAAAATCCCGTTACGGTGCTATCCATGACGGATTTGGATATTTAATAACAGAAGATGATAAAGTTCTGGATATAGCAAGTTGTGGATACCAACCTCTATTGGATAAAATAATTAAATTAAGTACCAATTATTGTAAGGAAATATATATTGAAAATAATAAGTATAATAAATTAAATACTGAATCTTGGATTAACATAGTTAGAGCAAAAAATCCAGTACAAAGTTCATATAAAGATAGAGATGTAATTGGAGAGTTGAGTTATCATGCACATACTGAAATTAATAAAAGACTTAAATCATTTTTTCCACATTATACCTTTGTTTATTATATTCAAATGCCGGATGTAATGAATGGAGATGATGGTGTTTTATACTTTAGAGGTAAAAATAAAAAAGAATATTGGATAAGACCAGAAGAGGATGATTTAATTATAATGGAGGGTGATATGCCCCATGCTCCAAATAATGCACCCAATTCAACATTAGATAGAATAGTATTAGCAGGTAATGTTGGTTTTGAATTTCTTAAAAACTTTAAAAGTATTATATAATGTTTATTAAATATATTGAGAATTTCTTAACAAAAGAAGAATGTGAACAAATAATTTTATTAGGAGAGTCAATTGGTCTTATCCAAATGAAATCATCACTTATTGTAGATGGTAAATTAATTGAAGAGAATATGAGTTATAATGGTAATAAACGAATGGGTTGTTATTTTCACAATGACTTATTAGAAAATGAACTATTAAAAAATATTACAAATAAGATTATTGAATTATCCAATAACCTAAATCCATTTAAGGGTGTATATTATACTAATGTACCAAGTTATTCATTCAATAGATATGGTGAGGGTGATTTACTGGAGTGGCATTCAGATAAGCATGAAATCTTAAATGGTGCAACAATAACATTTATTATCCAACTTAACGATGATTATGAGGGTGGGGATGTTAAATATATTACACATGAGGATAGTCACACTACCCCTAAAAAAGCAGGAAGTGTACTGATATTTGATTCAAATATAGTTCATTCGGTTGATGCAGTGATAAAAGGAACTAGATATTCATTGAATGTCTGGCCAAGTAAAACAATTAAAAAATCTATATTATAATGTTAGTAGAAAATAAATTTATTTATGTATCATTACCAAGATGTGCATCAACTGCATTTATGGCATCTTGTGTAAAACAAAATTTAGATATTAAACATTATATTAATGATTATAATATGGATAATCAATTAATCAACAGTAGATATACTAATATAAGTCAAATAGATTTTAAATATTTTGAAAAAGATTTTGCTCATAGTCATGAGCCAATACCTCTTTTAAAACAAAAATTTGGATATGATTATAATGTAATATCCGTTAGAAGAAATAAATATGAAAGATTTATATCCCTATGGAAGCATGTATTAAACAAATTTAATGGATATGGTGATTTAGATACAGTTAACAAATTATCAAACCTCACCATTCATGAATTATTATTCTATAACACAAATAATTTACAATCAGTAGAGAGTGTAAAAGAAGTTATTGAAATTTTTATAAAAAAATATAAGTTAAATATTGATGAAGTTGGCAGAGAAATGTTAAGAATTTTGATATTTCCCTATTCAAGATGGCATAATCATGACCCGAATATAATATGGTTTGATTTTAATGAATTGTATAAATTAGAAGAGTGGGTATCAAATAAATTAAATATAGATTTTAAATTAATAAATTTAAATAGTAGTAATCACTTTAATACAAAATTAGAACTTAATGATGAATTTAAAGAAAAATATGATTCTATTTATTTACCGTATGATGAAGTTAAAAGTGTAAAAACTCTATTCTGATGAAACCATATATCTTACATAAAGATAATTTTATAAAGGAAGAATTGACTATACATTATGTAGTTGATATATCTAATTATATTTCAGATATCCAATTACTTATTAATTATTTTAATTCCGAATACAAGTGGGATGGTATGTTTGATATAGATGAGTGTGAGAATAGAATAGAATTGGGACACTATTTATTTTTACTAAAATTAAATCATACCCCGATTGGGTATGTTTGGTTTAAAGAATTAAGTAATGATGTATGTTTTGGTTACAATCTTTATGTTACTAAACAAATATCAAGACCTAAATATGCTCCAACTTGGTTTTATAGAGAAGTTAGTGGCCGTATGTTACAAAAATATAATTCAATTGAAGTTGAGATAGAAGATTGGAATAGTGTTGTATTTGAGTTAGTTGAAAATATTGGGTATAAAGAATACTAAAATGAAATCCACATTATGGACTTTTGGGGATAGTAATACCGCAGGTTGGGGATGTAATCCATCGGATGAATATTATCAAAAATATTATAAATTAGGAAATAAAATATGGCCGGAGTGGTTAAGTGAACTTTTTGATATTAATTTAAAAAACTTTGGAAAAAGTGGAAGTTCAAACGATACAATCATAGATACTATAATACGAAAATGGGATGAAATAAATAAAGGGGATTATGTATTTATTGGAATGACTCATCCACATAGATTTGATGTTCCAATTAATAATCAATTTGAATCAATCGTTCATAATTTTGCAGAGGATAAAAAAGAAAGTAATTTAACTAAAACTGAATTTGAAACTATTATAAATTTTCAGTATTATTTTGCAGACCATATTTTATATAAAAATAGACACATACATCGATTCGAATGGATTAGAAAACTCTTATTAAAAAAGGGGTGTAACATGGCTATACTATGGAATGTCCAAACTGATTTAAATGGTCTTCAAACAATATATGATGAAACTAATGGAGAGATTGTAGATAAGCATTTATCATTTTCTTCACATAAATTACTTGCTGATATATTTTATAAAAAATATATTACTAAAGATATTATATGAGTAATATAAAAAACATATTGATAAATGTTGGGTATGATGATATAAATTTTCCAAACTTATACAATTATAATATTGAACCCGAATGGAATATCCAAAGTAAAACAAATATAACAACTTTATTGGATAACACTCTTGGTAATTTTAAACAAAATACGATTGATAATTTTATAAAAACTGATGTAAATTTTATTTACCCAATAGTTTTATTTGATAATAAGTTATTTGACAATTATACCACAATTGATTTCGATGAAAGGGTATTAAAATCAATTAAATTAAAAAAGTGTAAAATTGTTTTTGCTTATTTATTGGAAGGATATTTTAATATATCTCATATTAAGTGGATAGATAATTTATGCCAAAAGTATCAATTTTCTAAAGAAGATGTTATTGTTATTACATCTAATTTATTTCAATTTTCAAATAATAAATTTACCATAATCAATTATGATTATTTTGGTAATCATATAAACTTTTTATCAGTATCTAAATTGGATTCTATAAAAGTAAAATCAGTTGAAAACGATTACCAGAAATTTATAAATAATAATTTTGTATTTCATTTTTTGTGCTTTAATGGAATTCCTAGAGAAAATCGATTACTGATGTTTAATGAATTGACTACTAATGAAAAGTTCAAAAATAAATCTATTACAACATTACGAGGAGTTGATAAAAATTACTATTACGATGTTCCAAGTTGGGATAATCAAAAAATAGGTGGAGGTGCTAGATTAAATATAGATGCTCATTTAAAAAGTTTTTTGAATATAGTTACCGAAACTCTATATGATAATGATTCGCTTTTTATATCTGAAAAAACATATAAACCGATTTATTTATGTCAGCCATTTATTGTATTTGGGAATCCATTTACTTTAAATAAATTACACCAGCTGGGTTATAAAACATTTGATAAATGGTGGGATGAAAGCTATGATTCTGAATTAGATTTGAAAAAAAGATTTGATAAAATTGTTAAAGTAATCGAACAGATATCAAACTTGGATATAAATCAACTTATGAAATTGAAAAATGAAATGAGAGAAGTATTAATTCATAATTATTTAAACTTTTTCAAAGCAGATGGAATGGAAGAATTGTTTAAAAAATTGAAATGCGATTTTAATAAAAAAACATTAATATAAAATTATAAATTAAAAATTGTATTTTTTGTAAAATTGATATTTTTTTACTATATTTACTTGTAAATATTTTAATTATGATTATACTACCGCAGACTCTGATAACTGAAAATAGCTTCAATAGATGGAGATGTCATAAAATAGAAGTAGAAGATGGAATAGATTCATATCACTATTATGTTATACCTTTGGTGGATGTAGATGATGAAGATGCTTTAGAAAATATAGAATATACTCCCGCATTATTCAGTTCTGAATCTGATGAATTTTTTGATGAAAAAGGTAATACCGTCTACACTCTTCGATTGTTTGATGATGATTTGCCTGAATTAACTACTGAAGAAGAGGTTGAAATTCTATATGAAATTTTAACAAAGAAAAAACTTTTTATCTGATGACTAGGAAAAGTTGAAAATTTTTCGTATGTTTGGGTATTATTAATAGTTAAACTCTTTACTACTCAAGAAAATGAAACAAAAAACAGAACAAGAATTAAAAACAAATTACGAAAAGTTTCTTAAAATCCTAGAAAAGTACTTCACAGGAGAAAGATTAGAAAAACTCCTTTATATGTACTCTGAATCAGAATTAGGTGGTAACCTTATGATATCACCAGCTTCAGGTAATTTAAATTTTCATAACGCGTATCCTGGTGGTTATATTGACCATATTTTTAATGTTTGTAAGAACGCAATTGCTATGAAAAATGTATTTGTATCACAGGGAGGTGTACCTGATTTTACAGATGAAGAATTAATATTTGTAGCACTACATCATGATTTAGGAAAGTTAGGAACTAAAGAAGAATTACATTACGTACCTAATGAATCAGATTGGCATGTAAAAAATAAAGGTGAAGTATATACTAGAAATAGTAATAACTCATATATGGCGATTACTGACAGAACTTTCTTCTTACTTAATAGCTATGGTATTCAGTATAATGAAAATGAATATTTTGGTATTAAACTTACAGATGGAATGTATGATGAAGATAATGTAAAATATTATAAAACATTTGATTTATCCAAATATCTTAAATCAAACATTCAGTACATAATGCATTGGGCAGACCACATGAGTACTATTATTGAAAGACAAAATTACATTAAATCTAAATAATACAGACACTTTGTCATATTTTATTTAAATAACACTGACAATTTGTCATAATAATTTGATTGGTATAAAAATGGAAACTATCAGTTTAAATTATTTCAAAAACTTAAATAAAAAAACTATGTACACTACAGATTTAACAAAACTACTAGATTTATTTGATTATCCAAAATGGAATACTACATCATCAAACCACTCTTCATTTGTAGCGGATTATGATGTATCTCAATTGGAAGATGGTCAACAACAACTAACTTTGAATGTTTTAGGGCATGATGCTAAAAACATTAAATTAGATGTTACGGATGATAAAATTAAAATTAAAGCAAAAAAAGAAGAAGGAAGCTCTCCATTGGTTAAGGAAATTGATGTTACCTTTACGGTAAGTAAAGATTATGATGGAACTAAAACTAAAGCTAAATTCTCTAATGGATTACTTATTTTAACAATTGATAAAAAAGAAGAAAGAAAGTCTAAATCAATTTCAATTACGGTTGATTAATTCAAATATTTTTTCTATATTTATGGGTGGTAAGAATAACTTATCACCTTTTTTTATTTAAAAATACTTATTAGTATGATATACGACGAAAAAATAAAAAACTTATTAGAGGCCATTGATGGTAAATTGAGAATTTTACAAAATGGAATTTCAGGTGCGCAGAACTTATCACCTTCTGAAGCACATACTACATTAGCAGACGCCCGAGCATTAATAGAACGTGTAGGAGAGTTAGCTAGAATCAATCGATAATATGAATTGGCTAAAAGTATTAGTAGGATTATCTGCTATTATTGTAGCCGGATGTGCGGCTTATTTCTCTGTAACTGGTTTAGGTGTTCTCTTTGCGGGAGCATCTACATCAGTTATAGTAATGGCTTCCTCTTTGGAGTTAGCTAAATTGGTTGTTGCCACATATTTAAAACAAAAGTGGAATGAAATTGGTGGATTTAACAAATGGTATCTTACTATTTCAGTAGGAGTTCTTATGTTAATCACTTCCGCGGGTATTTTTGGATACCTTTCTAATGCATTTCAAGCACAGTCACTCCAATTACAACAAGTAGATAGAGAAATTGAGGTTCATCAAACAAAAATTGACCAAAACACAGAACAAATTACTCAACTTTCTACTCAAATTACCGAATTTAACTCCAATCAAGGTAAAATTATTGATGGAGGTACAGTAAATTCACGTTTATTACGTTCACTTGATGCTAGAGATAAGGAAATTAGTAAAATTAACGATAAAATTTCTAATTTACAAGCAGAAAACGCAACTGAAACAGAAAAAATCAATCAAATTAAGATTGCTAATCTAGATTTAGAGAAGGAAGTAGGTGGATTTCGATTTGTAGCTGAAGCATTTGGTATCGAATTGAAAAATGTTGTAAAATTCTTCATATTTTTGATTGTAATAGTGTTCGACCCTCTCGCAGTTGCTCTAATTATTGCATTTAATGGCTTAATTTCTAACAAAAAACTCCAACAAAAAGAAAAATTGGTTGAAATGATAGAAAATGATGAAAAATTGGGGTTATATGAAATTTATGGTGATAAAACAGAGGATGTAGCTGACGAAACTGCTTCTAACATTGAAAAAATTCAAGAAGAGGAAGAAGAAACTTCAAATTTAAAATGGGAAGAATACATGCATCCAGAATTTCCATGGAATAATCGTAAATTGTGGATAAATAATCCAAAAGCTGTAAATTATTGGTTAAACACCAAAAAAGGAAGTGTTAGGGATTTGGCTAAATTCCGTAACGAAGAAGAAAACATCAAAACTTACTAACCGCTTGTAAATACGAAATATTTTTCTTATATTTAAAGTATGAATATAGGATATGCGTGTATTAATATGTCGATGGGTAACAAGGTTACCACAAATCGTTCAATGGTGAAGAAAACATTCAATGCCAAAGGCTTGGATTACGTTTCGGAGTTGGCGTTAGCAAATGCCAAAGATATTATTAAGATATTGGAATGGAATCGTATCCATAATATCAATTTTTTTCGTTTATCATCCGCTATTATTCCGTGGGGTGATGCATTGGATTTAACTCAACTCAAAGATTACACAGAGATTAAATCGGAGCTAAAGAAAGCAGGTGATTACGCTAAATTCCATAATATCCGTATTAATTCTCATCCTGGTCCATTTAATGTGTTACCTTCCCCTAACGAAGAAGTTATTCAGAAAACTTTTGCTGATTTAGAATTACATGGTAAGATATTTGATATGATGGGGTTATCTAAAACCCATTATAACAATATTAATATCCATTGTAATGGGGTCTACGGAGATAAACAAGCGGCAATGGATAGATTGATTACAAACTTCAAAAGACTCTCTCCAAGCGTACAAAAACGATTGACATTGGAGAATGATGATAAGGCTTCTATGTATTCAGTAAAAGATTTGATGTATATCTACGAACGAACAGGTATTCCTATTGTATTTGACTATCATCACCATCAATTTTGCACAGGTGGGTTAACCGAAGAAGAAGCTCTTAAACTTGCTGCCACAACTTGGCCAAAAAGTATTACACAAGAAGTTCACTATTCAGAATCTAAAGCATTACATGAAAACAATCCAAAAGAAAAACCACAAGCCCATTCGGTGTATATTAATGCCCTCCCCAATACATACGAGTTGGATGTGGACATTATGGTTGAAGCAAAAGGAAAAGAATTAGCAATATTACCATTTATAAAAACAATGTTATGAAAAAGTACGCACTATACATCGGAAGATGGCAGAATTGGCACAAAGGACATGAATGGTTAATCAATCAACAACTTGAAAAGGGAAAGAATGTTTGGGTGGCAATTAGAGATGTGGATGTAGATGAAAACAACCCAAAAACTGCCCAACAGGTAATGATTGAATTAACAAAAGAACCATTCTTTCAAGAAAATTGGAATCAAATTCATATATCTATTATTCCTGATATTGAATCAGTAAACTATGGTAGAGGTGTAGGATATGATGTAATATATCATGAACCACCAACCGATGTAGCAGCAATTAGTGGAACTGCTATTAGAACAGGCCGTATGACACCAAATGGAACTATTACCTATGATGAAACCAAAGGATAATGATACTAATAGAAGATAATATAAATTTATTTAGTTTAAAAGAAAAAAAAATTTTAAAAAAAAGATGTGTATCGTTTAAAGTTGATGATACTCCTACTGAATTAAGTGGAAAATCTAGAAACTATTATGTAAGACAATATATCTCAAATGTTGATGAAGATATGAAATCAATTATTATAAAGATAAATAATTACTTAAATGAAAAACTAAAAACTAAAATTACGTTTCAAATGGCTTGGATTAATAAAATAACAAACCAAACGAATAGAAACGATGAATTTCACCAAGACGCATCGGATATAACATTTCTAATGTATCTAAATGATGAATTTACAGGAGGAGAATATGAATATATTGAACCGGAAAATAAAAAGAAAGAAAAATTAAAACCAAAAAAATATTTAAGTATTATAACCGATAAAACCATTAAACATAGAGTAAATCCTGTTTTAGAAGGTGAACGATATAGTATGGTATTTTTTTATGATTTTAATAAAAAAATAAATAAAACATTAATATGATAGTAGAGCGTAAAAGACATATTGCTAAAGCCATCTCATATCGTGTTTTAAGTACCATCATAGGGTTTTTAATAATGTGGTGGATAAGTGGTTCAATTCAGATAGGAGCTGCATTTGGAGTTGTAGAATTAGTGTATAAACCAGTTCAATATTATATTCATGAAAGAGTATGGTATAAATTTATAAAATACGGATTAAAAAATAAATAAAAATATGAAATTAATTACAGACAAAGCATCAAACGGATTACAATCTAACGAATTTAGCGAGTTTTTGTTAACACGCGTTCCCAAAACAGAATTTACTGCTATTGAAGCGGATGAATTAGAACAAACTTTGAAAGATGGATTAAAAAATTATCCAGGTTTAGGTATTTCGGCAACTCAATTAGGAATTAAAAAAAGAGCCTGTTATATTAAATTTGGTGATGAAGAAGATAGTAGAGAACTATTTTTAGTAAATCCAGTTATTACAGACCGGTCTAAAGAAGGGTTTCTTTTTTATGAAGGATGTTTATCTATTCCAAAAACAATTGAAAAACCATTACGAACTATTAGGTCTTGTAAAATTAAAGTTCAAACTGATAATTTGGGAGAATTAGAATTTGAAATTAATCCAGAAGGAGATAAAGTAGATGAAAGAGTTTCAATGGAAACAATGATGACAGTTATTGTACAACATGAAATTGACCATTTAGATGGGATAACTATTAAAGATAGAATTTATTCCACAACTATCACAAAGAAAAACAATTATGGTAGAAATGACAAAATTGTAATGAAATCACCAACAGGTGAATTAGTTGAGGTTAAATACAAAAAAGCAAATGATTATTTTTTAAAAGGATACGAAATAGTTTAATATGGAAATTTTATTAGGAATAATAATTGTACTATTCTTAACTGCATTATATATAGTTAGGAATCTTTTAACAAAATTAGAAAAATACGAAGAGTTTATAGAAAAAGAAACTCAAAGAAACCAAGCATTACTGGAGGCATTGAGACAGATTGATAATCGTCAAATGTTTGAGAAGGATGATGAAGTAGGTTCTATATTTTATCAAATAAAAGAAACTATCGAAAGATTCAAACAATTTAATTAAAATGCCAAGAAAAGCAAAAAGTAAACAATACTTCACAAAAGATACTGAAGACGCAATTATAGAATACAATCTATCGGATAATCAACGTATTAAAGATTTATTATATAGAGATAGAATTAAGCCTGCATTTGATAAACTAGCAGAAATAGTTTACAACAAATGGAAGTTTTCATATTTTGATGATGACCCACAAGATGTGATGTGTGAAGTTGTTGCTTTTATGATTGAAAAAATTCACATGTATAAAAATGGAAAAGGTAAAGCCTTTTCTTATTTCACAATTGTTGCGAGAAACTATTTGATTTTAAATAACAACGCAAATTATAAAAGATATAAAGATACAGATATAATGTCTGCAATGCCAGACCATTGGGATACTGAAAATAATTTTACAGAAGAAGTCCGTAATGATGACCATAGAACTTTTAATGTAGTAATGTTGAATTATTGGGATAAACATTTAGAAAATTTCTTTCCTAAAAAACGAGATTTACAAATAGCAGATTCGGTTTTAGAATTATTTAGAAGAGCAGAATACATAGAAAATTTCAATAAAAAATCTCTTTATCTACTTATTAGAGAGATGACCGGTCACCCAACTCATTATATTACTAAAGTTGTTAATAAGATGAGAGAAAGACAAATGGAACTATATAATGAGTTTGAAAGAGATGGTGATATAAAAATTTAATATTATGATTCAATTAGGAATATCCGCATTTTACCACGATTCAGCAGCTGCATTGCTTATAGATGGTAAGGTAGTATTTGCAATAGAAGAAGAAAAATTATCTGGTATAAAACATGATAATTCGTTTCCATTAAAAGCTATAGAAGCATGTTTATCACACGCTCAAATTACAATAGATGAAGTTGATATCCTTTGTTGGTATGAAGTACCAAATATCAAATATGACAGAGTTAGTAAAACATTAGGAAAAAGATGGATTAAATATTTCAAAACTTGGAATAAATTTAAAAAAGAATTTAAAGCAACAGAGGGAAATTTAAAACAATATATAAAAGATACTATTGGGTATGATAGTGTAATTACATTTACAAAACATCATTTATCTCATTTAGCTTTATCTTTTTACACATCACCGTTTGATGAAGCTATTGGAATTTCAATTGATGGAGTCGGTGAATGGGATACTATCTCAATTGCGGAATGTAATTCAAATGGTATTAATGAAATTAAAACAGTAAAATTCCCAAATTCATTGGGGTTAGTATATTCAACTATAACTTCATATTTAGGATTTAAACCAAATAGTGGTGAGTATAAAGTAATGGGTTTGGCCCCATACGGAGATTCTTCAAAATATAACGAATTATTTGATACATTCGTATCGTTGGATACAGTTAATTTAATTAATATAAATCAGAAGTATTTCACATGGGAATATTCTAATACAGATATGTTTACATTGGATTTAATTAAACTGATAGGATTTGAACCACGCGAACCTGAATCTAAATTAGAACAACATCACATGGATTTAGCAGCTGCTTTACAAAGGTGGTATGAGCGGTGTTTATATTACATCATTAATAACTCATGTAGTTATTCTGATAATTCAAATTTAGTATTAGGAGGAGGATGCGCGTATAATGGAACTGCTAATGGTAAAATAAAAAAACATTGTGGTATTAAGAATGTATGGATTCCCTACTCACCATCTGATGCGGGTTCTGCAATTGGAGCCTGTTTATATGTATGGCATGATGTAATTGGAAATCCTAAAGTAAAAGGTGGTGATAATCAATCTCCATATTTAGGACCCGAATTTAGTAAAGAATATGTATTAAATATTATAGATGGGATAGGAGATATATCTTTCAAATACTATAAAAATACTGATACATTATTAAGTAAAACTGCCAATTTAATTAAAGAAGGAAATATAATTGGTTGGTTTCAAGGTAGAACCGAATTTGGTGCAAGAGCATTAGGTAATCGTTCTATATTAGCTAATCCACATTTATCAGATGTAAGAGATAGAATTAATAAGGTTGTCAAAAAGAGAGAAATGTTTAGACCATTTGCTCCATCAGTAACACATGAAGATTATCAAAATTATTTTAAATCGGAAGAAGATGTTCCGTATATGAATCAAGTAGTTCAGGTTATTTCAGAAACATCAATTCCATCAGTAACGCATGTTGATAATAGTGCTAGAATACAGACTGTAACAAATGAACAAAATCCCTTATATTATAGTTTATTAAAAGAATTTGAAAAAATAACAGGAACACCAATTTTACTAAATACATCTTTCAATTTGAGAGGTCAAACTATGGTTAATGACCCTGCTACCGCAGTTAAAACATTTAATAATTGTGATATGGATTATTTAGTTATTGGAAATTATATAGTAAGTAAAATATGATATTACATGCATACGGTGATTCTTGGACCGAAGGTGAAGGTTGTAATTTAGAAATAGAGAAAAGTTTAAAAAACCAAGACCTTATAGTTTATAGAAATCAGCATTCTTGGGTAAAAAATTTAGCAGAAAAATTAGAATTAAAATGGATTAATAATGGTAAAAGTGGTAATCCAAATGCTGTTATTTTTAATTCAATAATTGATGATGTAGTTAATGGTAGAATAAAAGAGGGAGATTTGGTAGTAATTCTTTGGAGTTCATCTTTAAGAGATTATGCCGCATTTTTACCACGTCAACAATGGGTTAGTTGGTCTGTAAAGCACTTACTCAATTTACCTGAAAAATTTACACACTCATACAAAAGTAATGATTCTGTTTATGATAAATTTCTTTCGGAATATAAGTCTTTTTTTCTTAATCAAATGTTTAGTCAAAATTACTATAATATAGTAAATCAGAATTATATTATTTTTTTACAAAAACTTTTTGAATGTTATGGTGTAAACTATTTTATGGGAGATGCGTTTGATAAAATGATTGTAGATTTAGATATTAAAGATGATATATCTCATTTAATTAATAAAAATAATTATTATTATTTTTCTAAAAAAACTTTAAAAGATTATTTAAAGCAAACCAATACAGATTGTTTTGAATCAAATGAAATGATAGAAAAAAACCCCGCACAACATCCTAATGAAATTGGGTATAATCTAATAAGTGAAGAAATCTATAATTATATAGTAAATAAGAATATATTATGAGCACAGAATTTCAATTATTTGATGGTAAAAATTTATCATCACTATTTAAAGATATTTACGATAATCAGCAAGTAAAGAAGAAGAACATTTCAGAAATGATTGAATCACTTCGTAAATTAATTAAGAGTGTAGGTGAAGCAACTGTCATAGCTCCAATTATTAGAGACTTAATCGATTCATCCATTAAGAATGATGACCATTTAATTAAGTTGGCTACAATTGCACAACGATTGGCTCAAGCTGAAGCTAAAGGCATTGGTGAAGATGGTTGGTTAAGTGAAACTGAAAAAGCACAATTACTAAACGAATTAGAAGATACTATAAATGAAGTAGAAAAAAAATCAGATGAAAAGTTATTAGATATTCAGGTTGAAATTGAAGAAATAAAAACTAAATTATAATGGCAGATACCCAAAGTAATATATTTGGATTTTTAGCAACCGTAGATAATGTATACGGTACAACAACTGAATTGTTAACCAAAGAACAAGGTGAAGCAGGACTTGATTCTATTTCAATATACAATGATAATAAAACATTTTCGGATAAAGATGCTAGAATGTATGGTGCAATTACATACAGAAGAGAAAGTAATATTAAAGTAGATGATTACGCATTCCCATTTGATAAAAATAATTTTACATTTCCAATCAAAGGAGAAACGGTAGTTATAGTAAAACTACATAATCAATCATTTTATTTACCATATACAAATACTCCTTATTCAAATTATAGAAGAGATTATACAACTTATTATGCTACGTTAGAGGAAGATGTAGAAGTACCTGCTGGAAAACAGGGTGGTGGTTCTATGGCTAATACTGCTGCTACTGGTGGTAAAACAAATGCAAAAACTAAAACTAAAGATAAAAACGAATATGTAGTAAATGAAAAAATTAAATTTTTAAAACCATCAAACGGTGATACTATTATAAGTGGTAGAGTTGGTAACACAATTCGTTTTAGCGAGTTTTTTTTAACTGAAGATAGTAAAACATCATCTCCATCTATTTTTATTCGTAATAAACAGAATCCAGAATTGGATTCAAAAAAAATAGGTGAATTAGTAGATGAGGATATTAACAAAGATGGTACATCAATTTATATAACTTCTGGTAAAGTAAAAATACCATTTAAAGAAACCGTAGCCAAAACTAAAACTGCATTCAAAGAATATCCCGCATCTGATAAATTAAAAGGTGACCAATTATTTATAAATTCGGATAGAATAATTCTTTCTTCGAAAGCAAGTGAATTTATTATATTTGGTAAAGGAAACACTGGTATATTAACTGATGGTAATTTTACAATTGATGCAGAAAAAGAAGTATATGTTCACAACAATAAAAATATAACAATACACTCAAAAGGTTCTAATCAAATATTCCTTAATTCCGATAGTGGTAAAGTATTTATAGGAAAGAACATTGGAGTAGGACAAGAAGGTGCAGATGTACAACAAATGGTGTTGGGAGGAGAACTTGTTAAGATATTAAAAGATTTAATAAGTGCTATTTTAGAACAACAATATTTAACTCCATCTGGACCATCCAAGGTTAGTCCTGAAAACGCAGCTGCATTTCAATCAATAAACTCACAATTAAAAACTATATTATCTGCTAATAATTATTTAAGTAAAACCTAATGGCTATAAATTTAAATAAAGCGAAACAAATTTTTAAAGGAGGAATCTCTAATAGTTGGACGGATTTTTATTTAAATATGGCATTAGAAATGTCAGAAAATTACCTTAAAGCTAAAGGAGTTGCAATAGGTGCTTCCGTTTTAGGAGGAACTTCCATCGTTGGTGACCTTGGTGTTATTAGTGATAATGTATCAGAAACAGAATTAAATAATACAATTAATAATTATTGGTTTGCTCAATCTTTAACTGAAGAATACGATAAAGTTATAAAAGGTGGTAAAACTCTGATAGGTGGTGTTCCATTTGAAGGAAATGTTGAAGCAATGGAAAGAACTTTATTTTTAATTTTAAATAACACTACAGTAAGTAAAACGGGAGATTTATTAAGGGATATCGGACCAGCAATTCAGGCATATTGGCTGGGGGCTCAATCAGCTAAAATACCCGTCCCAAATATACCATGTGCTGGTGCAGTTGCAAATTTAACAACAAATGTTGGATTTAATTTATCTCCTGGAATATGGACACCAATTATTGTGAATGCCAACGGAAGTATTTCTCCTTTTTTATTAAATTTTATAATATCCGCATCAGTACATTTACTAACTGTAGGTGGACTATTTATCTGTAATTGTACATACCCACCACCAGCACCACCTGCACCTGGAGTATTACCTTGGGCAGGTTATTTTGTTAAACCATTTAGCGGTAACCCATTAAGTTCTTTAGATTTTAAAGATATGAGAAACCTTGCACTATTAGTTACAGCAGATACGTTATCTGGTGTTACAAATACCATAACTCAAAATGAAACTGAAACCGACGTAGTTTCTCAACTTGCAACAACTATAGCTAAAGGATTTATAGAAGGTGAAGAAACCCAAGAACCGCAAATTGCAGCTGCTATAAAATCTATAATATATGGAGATGAGGCAGGGATGGCAGAATCATCTACATTACTATCAACGGATAATTTTATTTCAATTGCAAGGTAAATCGGTGTAAATTTTAACTTATTATATTTATTAACAAATAGAACAATAATTTTTATGAAATCAGATATTTTATTATCACTAATTAAAGAAGTGGTTAAGAATGAAGTAAAAGCACAAGTTAAAGAAGAAGTTGCTAAACTTATCAAATCTGGTGCGGTTACTTTAAATTTACCAAAAAAACCAACTGCTCCTACTCTAAAGGAAGCAATTAAATCGGTAGACCCATTTGAGGCTGCAACTTCCGCGTTACAACAAAGTAGAAAAGTAGTACAACCTCAACCAAAACCTCAAATCAAAAAGGAATTTTCCAAAGACCCGATGATTAATGAGATTCTTAATATGACTCAACCATTTTCAGCAGAGCAACGTAAAGAAGGTGCTCAATCGGTAAGTAGTGTATTGGATATGATTAAACCAGAATTAAGGGTTGATGATAGTGATTGGGAAACTATGGATTTTAGAGAATCAAATATTCCTCAAAACATTCCACAACAATTGGAATCAACTGGTGATGGGTTACAAGATGCTACAATAAAAGCATTAACAAGAGATTATTCAGAATTAGTAAAACGATTTAAATAATGGCAATAGAGTTAGGTAACGTAAAAGTAGCAGATTTAGCGGAAAATGATTATAAGATATTAGGAATTGGGATATGCAAATCTTCAAATTCTAATGGTGTATTTTCTACAAACTACACTACTCTAACTCAAGCAAAAGATAATTTAAAAAACCTAATACTAACAAAAAAGGGAGAAAGATTAATGAATCCTGATTTTGGGTGTGATGTTTGGTTGGTGTTATTTGAACAGATGGATGGTGCTACAATTGAATCAAGAATTGAAACATCTATTGTAGATGCAGTTGATACTTGGCTACCATATTTAAGTTTAACTTCAATAGTATTTGATTACGATGATAATGATATTGATACAAACAGAATATCGTTAGACATTCAATTTGCGTTAGCATCAAATCCAAATTTAACAGAATCAGTACAAATAAATATAAATAATTAGTAATGGCAATTAATCCATCAAATAAAAGTTGGGGTAGTGATACAAAAAACATCAATTACATTGGTAAAGATTTTGCTACGTTTAAGCAAAATTTGATAGATTTTACTAAAACCTATTTCCCAAATACATATTCAGATTTTAATGAAGCATCACCTGGTATGGTGTTTATTGAACAAGCTGCAGCAATTGGAGATGTTCTTTCATTTTACCAAGATACTCAATTAAAAGAATCAATGTTATCACACGCTACGGAACGTAAAAATGTGGTATCATTGGCACAATCTATGGGGTATAAGCCCAAAGTAACTTCACCTGCTATAACTACATTAACCGTTTATCAATTAATACCATCGGTGTATAATGCGCAAAACAACAGTGGTACAAATTATGAAGCTGATTCTAGATTCTACTTTAAAATAAAAGCTGGATTTGAGGTACAATCATCTACAAATAGTAATGTATCGTTTATAACAACTGATGCAATTGATTTTGCAAGCCCAACTGATAGGACAATTGAAGTATATGAGAGGGATGCTACGACAGGTACTCCTACTCAATATTTAGTATCTAAAAAAATTAAAGCCATATCAGCTAGAGAAAATACTACTGGTATTACATTAGGTAGTGATACGGATTATCCAACTATCCAATTATCCGAAACTAACATTATACAAATAGTATCAATAGCAGATTCAAATAATAACAAATATTACGAAGTTCCATATTTGGCTCAAGAAAGTATATTTGTAGAACAACCTAATGTGAATGAATTATCATACTATTCTGGTTCAGTTCCATATATTTTAGAAGTACAAAAAGTACCTCGTAGATTTTCTGTAAAAATTAATTCGGATAATACAACCGAAATACAATTTGGAAGTGGTGATGTTAATTTAAGAGATGAGCAAATATTACCCAATACAAAAAATATAGGATTAGGTTTGGCAAATTCTGTTAATAGATTAAATCACGGAATTGACCCATCTAATTTTTTAAAAACTAATACATTTGGTATAGCACCTGCTGGACAAACATTAACTATAAAGTATTTAACAGGTGGTGGAATTGCATCAAATGTGAATGTTGGTGATTTAACAAAAATTCAAAAAGTTGAATTTGATGATGATTTGTTAGCTATACCATCTGGAATTGTTGGAATGTATAACTCATTTAAATCATCAATTGCAGTAGAAAATTTGGAACCTGCAATAGGGGGTAGAGGAGCAGAAAGTATTGAAGAAATTAGACAAAATGCTTTAGCAACATTTGGTTCACAAAACAGAGCAGTAACTAAACAGGATTATATAGTAAGAGCATTATCATTGCCAGAAAGATATGGAAGTGTTGCGAAAGTGTATGTATCACAAGATGGTGAGATAGATAATAATTCACCCGCATCTATTTTATCTAGTCCAGCATCTATCGCAGAATTTACTAATTTAGTAGACGGATTTAAGGGTATGAGTAAATCTGATATCCAAGGTGAATTAATTAAATATCTTTCAACTAAAAAATCATCATTGAATGAAGTAAATAACCCATTTGCAATTAATATGTATGTTTTAGGGTATGATGTTAATAAACATTTAACTCCAATAAATCAGGCAGTTAAACAGAACCTAAAAACATATTTAGGAGAGTATCGAATGATTACAGATGCGGTGAATATGATTGATGGATTTGTTGTAAATATAGGTGTTGACTTTGATGTAATATGTTATTCAAACTACAATAAAAGAGAAGTTGTTACCAATTGTTTAGTTAAAGTACAAGATTACTTTAATATAGATAATTGGACATTTAATAAACCAATAAACATTTCTGAATTAGAATTAATACTTGCAAACGTAGAAGGAGTAATGAGTGTACCATCCGTAAAGATATCAAATTTATGTGGTGGAGATGGAAATTATTCACCAAATAAATATAACATCGATGAAGCAACTCGAGGTAAGATAGTATATCCATCTTTAGACCCTTGCATTTTCGAAGTAAAATACCCTAACAAAGATATAAAAGGAAGAGCTTTATAATATGCATAAATTATTCACATCATCGTTCGATGCCAGTATCTACTTACAACAACCAGACCAAAATGCAGGTAGAGATGAGATATTAGAGGTTGGTAAATTATATTATGGTTCCACTAAAGACATAGCTAGAACCTTAATAAAATTTGATGTAGCTAATATGGGAATCCCAAGTGGCTCTATTGTTTATTTAAATCTAAAATCTTCTCAAGCAGAAGAAATTCCATTGGAATATACAATCCATGCTAATGCAGTATCACAGAGTTGGTCAATGGGTACTGGTACTAAATTTGATAATATTACATCGGATGGTGTAAGTTGGAAATACCGAAATGGTGTTGATACTTGGCAAGATAATGTTACTGCAGGAACTGCGGTATTTACGCCAGGAACAACTGGTTCTGCAAACGCGGAAGGTGGAACGTGGTATACTGCATCTCAAGCATCTCAATCTTATAACTATGAAGATGCTGATATCAGAATTAATGTGACAGGTATCGTTAATAGATGGTTAAGTGGCTCCATACCAAATAATGGGTTTATTATACACCATGGGTTAGAAAACGAAGAAAATACATTAGATTATGGTGTATTGAAATTCTTTTCTAAAGAAACTACTACTATATATGAGCCAAAATTAGAAATAGTTTGGAATGATGTATCATTTGTAACAGGCAGTTTATTACCAGTTACTGGTTCTGCTCAAGATGAATATAAAGTAATTATTACCAATTTAAAAACAGAATATAGTAAAGATAGTAAGATAAAAATTAGAATTAAAGGTAGAGATATGTTTCCTTTAAAGTCATTTTCAACAACATTTGAATATGACCAATCAAAGTATTTACCTACAACATCATATTATCAATTGGAAGATTATATAACAGATGATGTTATATATCCATTTGGAGAATACACTAAAATTTCATGTGATAATACATCCAATTATTTTATTTTAGATTTAAATACACTACCATTGTATAGGACATATAGATTAAAATTAAAAATAATTGATGGTGAAATATCTACCATAATTGATGATAAATTAACATTTCAAATAGTATAATAATGGCATTAACATCATTAGAAGCAATTGCATTAAAATTACAAGAAAAAAGAACTACTGATTTAGAAAATATTCTAAAAGTATCAGGTTCTGCCGCTGTTTCTAAAAATGAATATGGTGTAACCGTAGTTAATGAAAATAATTTAGCATCATCTTTAGTATTTAAACCTTTAGTTATATCCAAAATAGATAATGTTGAACTTTTAAAAGCAATTGATACCGAAGTTAAAGAATTAAAACCAAACATTCCTGAAGTAAATCTTAATTTAGTACCTAAACCATTATACGATGATGAAGTTATTACTAATACAGATTTAAGAAAACAAGTCGAAAAATTAACAACAGATATTGAAGTTTTAAATTCTGAAATCAATACTTTAACATCTAGAGTATTATCTGAAACTAATAAACGATTATCAATAGAGCAAACTAATGATGTATTAGTTAATCAATTGGATGCATTATCAAAAGTAATCGAACAATTTGCAACACAGATACAATCTGCAGTGCAAAAATCAGTAGATGAATCTATTTTAAGAGCATCTTTACAATCTCAAAACGCAGGATTTAAAGCACAAATAGAAGCATTAATAAAACAAATAGATTCACTAAACTCAATTATAGAAGGTTTACAATCTCAATTAGGGGCAGTTCAACAACAACAAGCTATACAACAATCGGCATCCAATACTGCATTAGCAAGTGGTGGGGATATTTTAGTTAAAACTACAATTATTAAATGGGATGGTCCTAAAGAAGATAATCAAGTATTAAAAGGATTATCTGCTAAATTGAATGCGAAAGATTATGCCGCAAACAAATGGATTTCAAACGGACAATTGGCTATAACAAATAACGATACTCAACCTGTAAACATAACATTTCAACTTAAATTGGCCAATAATTGGAGTTGGGTAACCGTACCAAAGAATAACTTTGATATTCCTGCTAATGGTAATGAAACTATTGATTTTAAAATAAAAACTAGCGCGATACCAAAAAGTGCTGATTCGAGAGACATTGCACCTTTTGCTGGATATTCGGCAGGTAAATTATATACAGGTACTATTAGAGTGATTGCTACTAAACCAGATGGTACAACTGAATTTAAAGAGTATCCATGCAACATAAACAAATCTCACCCAAATTCGTATTAATATATAAAATATGAGTATTAGAAAATATACAAATTTTGATAGCATAAATTCAAATTCAACCAATGAAGGGCAGTTTCTCCTTGCAGAAGATTTGTTTATTGTTACAAAAAACGAAAAACAAGAAACCGAATTTGGTGAGTGTAAGTATGATGTGATGGAAGTATCTGTATACGATATTAATAATATACTTTTACCCCAAAAATCAGGAAAAAATGTTGCATACATAAAAAAAAATAGCATAGGTTCATATATGTATTCACTTACTAATACATTGGGGAAAAAAGAACTTGCTATTAATATTGAAAAATTATTAAATGATTTAGGGTTTACAAACGGTATTCTTAAAGTTAATATTAATTTCGTTCGTAGTAGAGTTGGTAGTGAAAATGAATTAGAAAGAGTTTGGATACACGAAATATCTCCATCGAGAGAAGAACTTCGTATTATACCATTAAAAACTAATAATCCTCAACTAAATATAAATAATACTAAACAATTCTTAAACTTAAATAATTTAAATAGAGATTTTAAGTTTTATAAAAAAAATATATTAGATGGATTAGATTCATTTGAAACAACATCGTTACAATCCATAGATGATACATTGGTAGCAAAATTTGGAAACGATTTTCAAGCAATTCTTAAAAAAGATTTTGGATTGAGTAATTTTAACGAATTTAAAAAGAAGATATTTATAGATTTTAGAAATAGTGTTACCTATTGGTTAACAAATAAAAATTATGATATTACTCAATCTACATTCGGGTCTCCATCCGAAAAACGATTTGATGATTGTGACCAATATGATTTTAATTACCTATTAAATGAAATAAAAAATATATTAAATGCTTCTATAACATTTAATATAAAAACATTGTCCAGAAGAGTTATAAAATATGAAACATTACCAGTTGAATTTGCAGTAGAAGAAGTTAAAAAACAAGTTCAAAATTTATTAGAATTGTATGATACCAAAGTGGAAATTATACGAAATGTGTATTCACCAGAATTAGCTGCAGTATCATTCCAAGGTGTTACTGATAAAGAC